GTGCGCGATGGTGTCGCAGACTGGCTTGGCGTTGACGATGGCCACAAAGGTTTGGATTGGCAATACAGCCAGCGCAAAGATGGACCCAAAGTCTATGCGGTTGAAATTGAAGTGATAGCATAATGGCGGCATTGCAGTTGCCACTTTGGGGGAAAGCGTTGTGTAAGTACCCCGTTTTTTTGGTGAGAAAAAAGGGTCGGGCGATTTACGACCGCGAAACTTTTGAAATAGATACGCGTGAGAGTGTGACTATCGACATTGCGGTGCCGATAGGTTTTATCTAAAAGGGCAAAAAATGGGGCAAATGGGACGACCAATCGAATACACCGCAGACATTTGGCCTGGCATCTTGGACAAGATCAGCAGTGGCGCCAGCCTATCTGGCGCTTTGCGCGAGCCTGGTATGCCAAGCTACGTTCACGCTTGGCGAATGTTGCAGGCTGACGATAAGCTCAAGGAAGCCTATCAAAAGGCCGTAGAGCAGCGAGCAGACCGTTTGGCAGAGGAGATTGTCGAACTGGCAGATCAACCTATCCCTGACCATTTAGAAGGCGTTGCAGTAAGCGCATGGGTGAACCAAAAGCGCCTGCAGGTCGATGCTCGCAAATGGGTGGCCAGCAAGCTCAAGCCGCGGACATACGGTGACCGGCTCGATGTCAGCGTCAGCGACAACCGGATCAGCGTCATTCAGGCGTTAGAGCAGGCGCAAGCTCGAGTGCAAATCGGAATGGCCAAGTCGGATGACGTAACAGACGTAGAGCCAAAGTGACGTGTGGATAACTTATTGCTGTAAGCCATTGATTTATATACTCTCTTACACCAACCTTACATAATCGGTTTAACACAATGACTATTATGTTAACCGCGCTGTGGATAACTACAGCAATTTTGCACAATAAATAGGCAAATTACAGTTATGCACAGGGCGCTGTGCTTAACTGCACCCAAAATGCGTTGCAAATCTGTGGATAACTTAGGACATACCGGCCAGCAGGCCGCAACCGGCGCCCATGGGCCGCCCGCCAAATTTTTGGGGGGCGGGGGGGTACCGGCGCAAAAGGTCACAAGAACGGGTGCCCCCGCACACAATTTTTTATTTTTTTAATGTATATTCAAGCAATCAAAACAGGGGTTTATTTATGGCTACAAACAAACTAGCGCCTGCGGATCAAAAGAATGCATTGGGATATTACAACCCAAATATTCAGCGTCAAGGGGAAAGAGCAAGAGCATTAGCGCAGCAAAGGGATGTCAATACTTTGCCTGATCCGCAGACATATGCTTTTCTAAGTGGCATGATGGGTACCCGTCCTGACCAGATGGGGTTTAGCGTAATGCACCCAAATTATCAAAATATTATTGGTCGAGGTGAGCAGGGGTATGCCACTGGCATGGCTACTTTGGTTGGACCTGGTATGCAGGCATTGCGTACAACGCTTGGCCCTGCTGCAAAGTTTTTGGGTAAAGAGGCGCTGCAACAGGTTGAGCGCGGAATGTTTAACGAAGGACCGTTGCGGGGAATTACGCCGCAACCTTCTTTTGCGGTTCAGCCTGGCGCTGCAAGATCAAAAGTTGATGCAAAGAGATTACAAGAAATTACAGCGCAATATGAAAAATTAAGCAGCAAAGACAAAGATTTAGCTGATTTGGCTTTTACTGGTGAAGTGACGGGTAGTGCGGTGCCGCGTTCTGAGGTTAAGAAGTTATTGAAGGGCAACCCAGACATAGCGAATTCGATACTGAACAATCCGGCTTTTAAGATTAACGGCTATGTGCCCAAGTCGGTGATTGATGATGCATTGGCCACGCGCACAAGGATGAAGGGTGAGGCGCCAACGACACCGGGTGCGAAGGCAACCGAGGCTGAGTGGAAGGCTTGGGGCGAGAAGCATGGGGTGAATATGACGGTGACCGAGCCTAAGTCGCTTGGCATTACTGATTTGACTAGCAAGAGGGAGATTAAGATACCTGGTGGTTTGGAGGGCAAGTTTACGGTGCCGGACATGTTTTGGATGAAAGCCAACAACATTGACCCTGCTGCGTTGCCAAAGGACGTGCATGACAAGCTGATGCAGAAGTTGATTAGGACGCATGAGGTGGCCAATCCGGATCAAGTGGATATGTTTAACCGGTTAAGTTTTGCTCAGTTGTCGCCTAATGCGCCGTTGACGCCCAATGAATTTTTGGCGCAGCGGTTGAGGTTGACGAATATGGATGAGTTGAAGGCGCTGGCCGGTAGGGTTGGCGAGCCTGGTTTGTCTCAGAATTTGCAAAAAGAGACTGGTGTGCAGGCAGCTGGCCGTGGTGGCATGGGAGTGCTTGGCACGGCTGAGTTGAAGAATCAGGCGATGTTGGCCAAGTTAATTTTGGACAAGCCGGAGATGTTCCAAATTGCGCCTGGTGAGACTATGAGGGATGTGACGTTGAGGGTGATGAATCAGGTGCCAGGCTTGGGTCCAAAGACCGCCTCGCTTGGTACGCCTTGGTTGGATTTGAACCGTGCGAATACGTCGGCAGTTGATTTGCACATGATCCGGCACTCGTATGAGAGGATGTTGGATGATCCGATTGTGGGCGAGGCTTTTAGAACGCGCATGGCTGGCAAGTTGGGAGTGGAACCAACCAAAGAAGCTATTTTGGGAGTGCCGACCAAGAAGGTTGAGAAGGCTGCAATTGATGTGATTGGTGGATCATCATTGTCCAAGATGTACCGCACCAAAACTGGTGAATTGAATGAAATACCTAGTGTGGCCACGCCCGAAAAGTTGGCGTTTGAGCCAAAGCAGCTGCAAGACTTCAACCCGTTTTATAAGCGAGTGGTTGATTATGTGGATGAGTCTAGGGGCGCAAATCCAGCGATTGAGTTGTTCCCAGAGCAGTGGCGCAAATGGGATGTGTACCGTCAGAGGTTGGAGCCCCATGAGTTTGCCCATCCTGACTACCGGTTGTTGCCCAAGCAGTCATGGGAAGAAATGCGCGACGCCTTAACCGCGCACAAGCAGGCAGGGTACACCGGTATTAAGCCGGTGATGAAGCAAGGTGATTGGCGAGAGCTTTACTATGGTGCTGCCACTCCCGCGGCAATGCTTGGTACTGCAGCTGCTGCTGGTGGTGCTATTGCTGCGCGAAACATGTTGGCGCCACAGCCAATGCCAGAGCAGCCAACCAATTACCTGGCTGCACCATAATCAATGCAAACCACAATATACAAGTCTGAAGAAGAACAAAAGCTGATGGTGGAGCTTTGGTCACCGGCCATTGCTGATGATCCGGAAGCTTTTGTTTTGTTTGCCTTTCCCTGGGGCCAGAAGAACACGCCGCTGGAGAAGTTCAATGGCCCACGCAAATGGCAGAGGGAAGTGTTGCGAGACATTACCGCGCACATCAAGAAGCAAAAGGGTTTGATTGACTATGACACCATCCGCATGGCCGTGTCATCTGGTCGAGGCATTGGCAAATCTGCTTTGGTGTCCTGGTTGATTTTGTGGATGCTTACCACCCGCATTGGTGGCTCGGTTGTTGTTTCGGCCAACAGCGAGAACCAGCTGCGCTCAGTTACTTGGGCTGAGTTGACCAAATGGGCTGCAATGCTCATTAACTCGCACTGGTGGGAGATCAGCGCCACCAAGTTGGTGCCCGCGCAGTGGTTAACTGAGCTTGTTGAGCGTGATTTGCGTAAAGGCACCCGCTATTGGGCTTGTGAGGGCAAGCTCTGGAGTGCTGAGAACCCTGATTCTTACGCTGGTGTGCACAATCAAGACGGCATGATGCTGATATTTGACGAATCTAGCGGTATTCCTAACCCTATTTGGGAGGTGGGAGCTGGATTCTTTACTGAGAACACGCCGGACAGGTACTGGTTTGCATTTTCCAACCCACGGCGCAATGAGGGGTACTTTTTTGAGTGTTTTCACGCCAAGCGGGACTTTTGGACGTCAAAAATTGTCGATGCTAGAACGGTGGAAGACACCGATAAGTCGGTGTATGAGCAGATCATTGCTGAGTATGGCGAAGATTCATCACAGGCCAAGGTTGAGGTGTATGGCGAGTTTCCTTCAGCTGGCGAAGATCAATTTATCAGCCCTTTGATTGTGGATGATGCAATGAAGAGGGCGAGATACAAGGATTTGACGGCACCAATCATCCTTGGAGTGGACCCAGCCCGCGGTGGAGCAGATTCGACCGTGATTGTGGTGAGGCAGGGTAGGGACATTGTGGCCATCAAAAGGTACAAGGGCGAAGACACGATGGAGATTGTTGGACGGGTGATTGATGCCATTGAGGAATACAAACCAACGCTTACCGTCATTGATGAGGGTGGTTTGGGGTATGGCATTCTTGACCGTCTTACAGAGCAGCGCTACAAGGTGCGAGGTGTTAATTTTGGAGGCAAGGCCAAGCACTCGCAGGCGTTTGGAAATAAGCGAGCAGAGATGTGGAATGATATGCGAAACTGGCTGAAATCTGCTAGTATCCCGTCAGATCGGCAATTGAAGGCTGATTTCACTGGTCCAACGAAGAAGCCAAATTCTTCTGGGACTATATTTTTGGAAGGCAAGAAAGAGATGCGAGCAAGAGGTTTAGCTTCACCGGATGCAGCTGATGCGCTTGCAGTTACGTTTGCTTTCCCCGTGGCGCACAGAGAATACAAGGAGCCTGCAATGAAGCGAGCTTCTTCTCAAAGCGCAGTCTCTACGGGATGGATGGGCGCATGACAAAAAAAGTATCACTGTCAGTAGGCCGAGGCGAGAAGCTACCTACATCCAAGGGTGCTGGTTTGACTGCCAAAGGACGCGAGAAGTACAATGCGGCGACGGGTTCTAACCTCAAAGCGCCAGCGCCCAACCCTAAGACCAAGGCAGACCAAGGGCGCAAGGATTCATTTTGTGCAAGAATGGGCGCTGTAGCGGCCAACGCCAAAGACAACGAACGCGCTAAAGCTGCTCTTAAAAGATGGAAGTGTTGATATGGCTACCAAACCTGGACTCTATGCAAACATCCACGCAAAGCAAGCTCGCATCAAAGCGGGCTCTGGCGAGAAGATGAACAAGCCTGGCAGCAAGAATGCGCCGACGGCCAAAGATTTCAAAGATTCAGCTAAGACTGCAAAGAAGAAATAGTATGGCAAATACCAAGCCAATTGGCGTTGCGTACGAAGACCAAAACATCATCGGCGCGGATATTGTTGAGGCCACTGACATCGTTACTACGGGCACAATTGGCTACGCCGCCAGTGCTTTTGGCACGGTAACTCAATCCAACAATAAAAACACGGCAGTAACACTTAACAAGCCTTCTGGCCAAATTACCACTGCGTCATCACAACTGGCTCCTAGCGCCAGCGGGGTGTTTGTGGTTAACTGCAGCACAGTCAGCAACAGAGATGTGGTGGTGGTCAGCGTAGCTTCTGGCGGTACTTTGGGTGCGTATAACGCTTTTATTTCGGCCATTGGTGATGGCTCGTTTACAGTCGAAATTAAAAACGTCACGAACAACGCTTACTCTGAAGCGATTAAATTGAATTACGCCATCTTCCACACGGAGAGTTAACATGCCGCTCGTTAAATCCAAAACACCCGAAGCCTTCCGCAAAAACATCAAAGCGGAAGTTAAAGCTGGCAAGCCTGTCAAGCAAGCCGTGGCTATTGCTTACAGCGTCAAGCGCGAAGCAGAAAAGAAGAAAAAATGACAGATTACACAGGCATCGCCGCAGCCGGTGCTGTGGCCAACGGTGGCGACAAGAAGACCGAATCTAGCATTCTGGCTACCGCCCGCGACCGTCTCAACATGGCGATTGGGGCGTTGTCTGAAAGTCGTGAAGATGAAATCGACGACTTGAAGTTTTACGCTGGCTCACCCGACAATCGCTGGCAGTGGCCAGCAGACGTGTTGGCAACGCGTGGCGCTGTGCAAGGCCAGACGATCAACGCAAGACCGTGTTTGACAGTTAACAAGTTACCCCAGCACGTAAGGCAGGTGACCAATGACCAAAGACAAAACCGCCCAAGTGGCAAAGTTATTCCTGCCGACGACCACGCAGATGTTGAAGTTGCAGAAATCTTCAATGGAATGGTCAGACACATTGAATACATCTCCGACGCAGATGTCGCTTACGACACGGCCTGTGAGAACCAAGTCTCCTACGGCGAAGGTTACATCCGCATCCTGACCGAATACTGCGACGAAAACACATTCGATCAAGACCTTAAAATTGGCCGTGTACGCAATAGCTTTTCGGTGTACATGGACCCAACGATCCAAGACCCGACTGGCGCAGATGCTAAGTGGTGCTTCATTACTGAAGACATCACCAAAGACGAATATGCGCGGATGTATCCCGACTCTGCGCCTATCACCACCTTGCAAACGCTAGGTGTTGGCGACCAAAATTTGAGCCAGTGGCTCATGGAAGACACCATCCGCGTTGCTGACTACTACTATGTGGACTACGACAGAGCAACGCTTAACCTGTACCCTGGGAACGTAACCGCTTTTGAAGGTACCCCAGAGGACAAACAACTGAAAGCAATTTATGGCAAACCTAAAAAATCTCGTGAGTCTGATCGCGTCAAGATTAAATACTGCAAGATTAACGGCTATGAAATTCTTGAAGAACGCGATTGGGCGGGGAAATACATCCCCGTAGTTCGCATTGTCGGCAATGAATTTGAGGTTGATGGCCGCTTGTATGTGTCGGGCTTGGTGCGTAACGCCAAAGATGCCCAGCGCATGTACAACTACTGGGTGAGCCAAGAAGCAGAGATGCTGGCTTTGGCGCCCAAAGCGCCGTTTATTGGTTACGGTGGCCAGTTTGAAGGCTACGAAAACCAGTGGAAGACCGCCAACACAACCAATTGGCCGTATTTGGAAGTCAACCCAGACGTTACAGACGGCCAAGGTGCTGCCCTGCCACTGCCAGCTAGGGCACAGCCCCCAATGGCCTCCAGCGGGTTATTGCAGGCCAAGGCAGGCGCATCTGAGGACATCAAGGCATCTACTGGCCAATACAACGCATCTTTGGGCATGTCGTCCAACGAACGATCAGGCAAAGCCATTTTAGCTCGCCAGCGCGAGGGTGACGTGGGCACTTATCACTACGGCGACAACTTGGCCCGTGGTGTGCGGCACATTGTGCGCCAGCTGGTGGACTTGATCCCCAAGATCTACGACACCCAGCGCGTGGCTCGCATCATTGGTTTGGATGGCGAAACCAAGATGGTTAAGCTCAATCCAGATCAGCCCGAACCGGTTCGCAAGATCACCGATCCCAACAATCCTGACATAGTGATCGACAAGATCTACAACCCCAATGTTGGCAAGTACGACGTGGTGGTGGCCACAGGACCAGGCTATGCAACCAAGCGCCAAGAAGCCTTGGAAGCAATGGCTCAACTGTTGCAAGGCAACCCACAACTGTGGCAAGTGGCCGGTGATCTGTTCGTGAAGAACATGGATTGGCCAGGTGCCCAAGAGATGGCCAAACGGTTTGCCAAGACCATTGACCCCAAGCTCATGGAAGACGGCGACAAGTCACCAGAGTTGCAAATGGCCGAACAGCAGATGCAGGCGATGGGTCAAGAGATGGAGCAGATGCACCAGATGATCCAAAACGTCGGCAAATCCATCGAGATGCAAGATATGCAGCGCAAAGATTTTGAAGCTGAAGTTAAGATGTACGAAGCCGAAACCAAGCGGATCGCTGCGGTGCAAGCTGGCATGACTGAGCAACAGATTCAAGACATTGCGATGGGTGTAGTCGCTGCGGCGATGGAGTCGCAAGACATGATGAACCAAATGCCTGAGATGCGTGAAGAGTCCATGCCTATGGAAATGATGCCTGAAGGCGAAATGATGCCACCACAAGGAATGCCACAATGACACACAAAGCCGCTGATTTTTTAGGCTTGCTGTTCTTGGCGCGGGATGTTGCACATTCTGTGCATTTGAATACTCGCAGCTTTAGCAAGCACACAGCACTTAACATCTTCTATGAACGCATCATTGGTGCGGCTGATGACTTTGCTGAAGCGTACCAAGGCCGATATGGTTTGATTGGCCCTATCACTTTGAACTCAGCAAAAAAGACATCTAACATCATTGAATTTTTGCAAGATTCCCTTGCTGAAATTGAAGGCGCTCGTTACGATGTGTGCGATAAAACTGATTCATCGCTCCAGCAACTGATTGATAATATCGTTGAGATTTATCTCCGCACTTTGTACAAATTGAAATTCTTGGCATAAGGACACATCATGGCAAATTACACCCAAACCGCAGCGACTACTCAAATCAAAGTTGGTGCTGGAAAACTTTACGGTATTTTCGTGTCGGCATCTTCAAGCGGTACTTTGACAGTCTATGACTCAGGCGCATCAAGCGCCAGCGACCCTAAGATTTCAGACACCATCGCCGTGTCAGCAGGTACAACCTACTTGAATATTCCAGCGGGTCTGTTTTTTAACAAAGGCTTGTACATTGTGCTTGCTGGTACTTCAGCAGCATTTACCGTCGCTTACGACTAAGGGTTAATCATGGCCGTCGTCTTTCTCTCCCCAGTGGGCGGCGCAGCGGCCCAGTTCTTTACCAACAGCGGTGTTCCTTTAACTGGCGGCAAGCTGTACACATACGCAGCCGGTACAACCACGCCACAAACCGCATATACATCGTCTAGCGGTGTAACGGCACACACCAACCCAATTATTTTAGATTCCGCAGGCAGAGTACCTGGAGGTGAAATTTGGTTGACCGCAGTGCCGTACAAATTTGTTTTAAATACATCAACTGATGTTTTAATTGCAACTTATGACAACATACGAGGTTTTGGTTCTACTTCTGTAACAAACTACACAGGAAACGGCTCAACAGTTGCGTATGCAGTTTTGGGAAATGTAGTTGACGTTTACATAAATGGCGTATATCAGAATAGAAACACATATTCTGTATCAGGTAGCACTTTGACATTTACTCAAGCGCCACCATTTAATTCTTTAATTGAAATTTTGTATACCTAATAAGGAATAAGTCATGTCTTTGACTAAAGTAAGTTACTCAATGATTAACGGTGCAACCGTTAATGTGTTTGATTACATGACCGCAGCAGACCAAGAACAAGTTGTTGCGCGGAATCAAACCGCTGGTGCGCCTGACGTAACGTATGCGTTACAGGGTGCTATTGATGCAACGCCAAAGGGCGGTCAATTGCGCATTCCAAACGGACTTTATAGACACACTGGGCTTACTGTAGTCCAAGGTATTGAAATTGTTGGAGATACTCCCCCTGATTTATGGGATAACGACTCTACTATTGTTCTTAACGGAGGAACTGTTCTTTGGAACTCAAATATTGCTGGAAATAACTTAACAGTAGAACCACCCAATTTAGGCGACAGACGTTTACGTTTTCACATACAAGATGTTTTATTGCTTGGTGCTTTGTGGACTGGCTCTGCTTTCGTTACAAGCGGGTCTGGATATTCGGGGCATGGACTTTATGTAAACGGCAGGAGTGGTGCAGGAATAGAAACCGCTGTTGAGTTGTCGTGGGAAAGACTTTCTTGCTCATTCAACGCCGATCATGGAATTTTTCTAACTGGTTCAATTTACAACGGCGAATGCGGACACGCATGGCTATACAAAAACGGTAAAAATAATTTCCGTATTGAGGCAACGGGCGAACCTATTGGGGAAATGACTTTTAGGCAGCTTTCTTGTTTTATCGGTGGCTCAAAAACAGGCGCAACTGGATACGACACCGCAAATGTTTATATTGCTAGCGGAGGCTGCATAAACATAGGGTTACTTTCGTCTACCGGTTCTGTTGGCACTCCTGTCGTTTTGGCTGGTGGTCGATATAACATTGGAATTATTTGGTCTGAAGGTGGCGGTGGAACATCAAACGCAAATAGTATTGTTGTTGAATTTGGTAACGGAAACACAAACCCATCTGGCGCTGAAATTAGCTTTATTGTGGCAAACCCAGGCGATAATTACCTTGGTAAAATTGTTTTATTCCGCACTAATTCTAGAGGTTGCCATATAGGTCAAGTTTTGGTTGATGCAGCAGGACTTACAAATACATTAGTTGAATTTCAAACCGACGCAGACGGGCACACTGTTAAACGTTTATCAGGTACTACAACTGGTACAGAAATAGTTGATGCTGGCAATAATAATACATACGCAAATCTTTTTAGCGTTCGATCAGCGTATACCAAAAGAGGTTTGTGGACACCTACAAATCTTGCGGTTGGAAAAGAAAATTCTGGCGACGTAACTTCTGGTTCTGTTGGGCATGGATTGTTTTCGGACGGAACAGCTAACTTATCTGCCAGTAGCAGTGATGCTGGTGGGATTGCATACCTAGCGTGTAATAACAATGCAGCAGTTGCAGATGGGTACAAATTTTTTAGTTTTCGCATTGGAACAACTCCATCCGAAATTGGTAAAATTGCAGTGGCTAGTAGCGGCACAGCTATTAATTACGCCACATCGTCTGACTATCGGTTAAAAGAAAATCCTCAACCTATGACAGATGCGTTAAACCGCATTTGCCAATTAAAGCCCGTTACGTTTACTTGGAAATCCAAACAAATTTTAGGTGAAGGTTTCCTGGCTCATGAACTTCAACAAGTATTTCCTGCGGCAGTAACAGGGGAAAAAGATCAAGTGGGAATTGATAACGAACCTTTGTACCAAGGCGTTGACGCATCTAAGATCGTGGCGGCTTTGGTATCTGCGGTGCAAGAATTGACTGAGCGTATTAAAGTGCTAGAAGGCAAATAATGTCTAACAGCAAAATTTCCGCCCTAACCTCCGCAGCTACGGTTGTGGGGACGGAAGTTTTGCCAATAGTTCAAAGTAGCGCAACGGTCAAACTGGCTATTTCTGATTTAAATCCTGGTCTCAGCACTATTACTGCGGCTAAAGGCGGTACGGGGCAAACGTCCTATGCAGTGGGCGATATTCTTTATGCTAATACCACCACAACCCTTGCAAAACTTGCTGATGTAGCCACGGGCAATGCGCTTATTTCTGGCGGTGTATCAACTGCCCCAAGTTGGGGAAAAATTGGTCTTACAACTCATGTAAGCGGCACATTGCCTGTTGCTAATGGCGGTACAAACGCTTCAAGCGCCAGCATTACGGCATTTAACAACATCACAGGTTATTCCGCATCAGGGGCAACAGGCACTACTACCACAAATTTAGTTTTTAGCACTAGCCCAAGTATTACTACGCCAACATTAGTTGGAGATGCAACATTAAGTACAGGCAATCTAGTTATAGGAACATCAGGTAAAGGCATTGATTTTTCAGCCACTTCAGGTTCAGGCACAAGCGAATTGTTTGCTGACTATGAAGAAGGCACTTGGTCGCCTGTTTTACAATCTGAAGGCGGCTCATTTGGTGCAATTACATACAATACGCTTAACGGTGGGCGGTACACAAAAATTGGCAGCGTAGTTCATATTCAATGTTTGCTTTATACAAATTCTGTAACTTTAAGCACAGCAACATTAGAGGTAAGAGTAGGTGGGCTGCCGTTCACCGCCGTAGCAAGTTCGGGAACTACACAAAACGGGTTTTCTAGTGTGGCTGTTAGCCAAACATCTTTGTGGGTTGCTAATCAACCAAGTGCAGGGTTGGTTCGTGCTAACTCTACACAAATAGGTCTTTATTACAGGACAACCGCTAACGGCGCGTCAAATGTTTTAACTGTTAGCGATGTAACCTTAGCATCAACTGGAAACTTATTGCGGTTAACTGGTACATACATTGCAGCATAACTTTAACTAAAAATCCAAATGACAATAGAAAAAATAATATTAGTAGATCAAATTGAAGTGGTTGAAAATGGGTCGGTACAAGTCCGAACCAAAACATCAATCATGGAAGATGGTAAACAGATAAGTGGCACATTTCACCGCCATGTAGTTGCCCCAGGCGACGACTACAGCGCCGAGGATGCCAAGGTTCAAGCCATTTGCGCTAAGGTGCATACGGCTGAAGTCATTGCCGCTTACCAAACAGCCCAAATTCAAGCATAATGCTGAAAACCGTACTGGTGCGATCACCAGGGAATCATTGAGATTCAAAAATGACTGAAGAAGTCCAACAACCCTTAGCGGAAGTAGACTCCGCGCCCGCAGCAGCAGTGACGGCCACTCCTGAAGCAAATGTAACTGCGCCGGAAGTCGCTGATGAAGCAAAAGAGCCTTCACGGGTTTTTACCCAAGAAGAACTTGATGCAGCAATTGGCAAAAGGCTTGCAAGAGAGCAACGTAAGTGGGAAAGAGAGCAGACTCAACGTCAAGCGGAAGCCCAGACGCTGAGAGCGCCAGCAACCATCCCGTCAGTCGATCAGTTTGAAAGCACTGAAGCCTATGCAGACGCATTGGCCTATCAGAAAGCTGAACAACTGCTCGCCCAGCGAGAACAAGCAAGGCAGCAATCTGCAATCATTGAGTCTTATCACGAACGCGAAGAAGAAGCTCGGTCTAAGTATGATGACTTTGAACAAGTCGCTTACAACCCGAAACTTCCAATTACTGACGTGATGGCTGAGTCGATCCGAGCCTCGGACATAGGCCCTGAAGTAGCTTACTACCTCGGTGCTAACCCCAAGGAAGCAGATCGAATTTCTCGTCTTTCGCCTATCGTGCAAGCCAAAGAAATTGGGAGAATTGAGGCCAAAATGGCCAACGATCCTCCCGTGAAACGAACCACGTCTGCGCCAGCACCGATTTCGCCTGTCACCGCTCGCTCCACTGGAGGCCCAGCCTATGACACTACTGATCCACGGTCTACCAAGACCATGACGGATTCGCAGTGGATTGAAGCTGAAAGAGTAAGACAACGAAAAAAGTGGGAAGCACAAGCCAACCGCTAAATAATTTTTAAAGGACTTTTTTCATGGCTAATAGTATCTTAACGATTGACATGATTACCCGCAAAGCTCTCGAAATTCTTGAGAACAACCTGGTGATCACCCGTAACGTGAACCGTCAGTACGACGACAGCTTTGCTGTTGAAGGTGCCAAGATCGGTTCTACACTGCGTATCCGTTTACCCGACCGCGCTTTGGTAACTGACGGTGCCGCCCTGCAAGTTCAGGACGACAACGAACAGTTCACCACTTTGACTGTTGCTTCACAAAAGCACATCGGCGTGAACTTCACATCTGCTGAATTGACCATGCAATTGGACGACTTTGCAGAACGTGTGTTGAAGCCTCGTATCAGCCAGTTGGCTTCCAGCATTGATGCTGACGTTGCTAATGCGTACAAAACCATCGGTAACACCGTGGGCACCCCAGGCACCACTCCTTCGACTTCTTTGGTTTTGTTGCAAGCCCAGCAGAAGCTGAACGAAAACGCTGCTGTGATGTCACCACGTTACGCTACCGTCAACCCCGCCGCTAACGCTGGCTTGGTCGAAGGCATGAAAGGTTTGTTTAACCCCACCGACACCATCAGCAAGCAGTTTAAGAACGGCATGATGGGCACTGGCGTGTTAGGCTTTGATGAAGTCAATATGTCTCAGTCAATCAAGCAACACACCACTGGCACCCGTATTGCTACAGGCAATACCACTGGCGCTGCTGTGACAACTGAAGGTTCTTCTACCCTCACGTTGACTGTTGGCTCTGGTGAACTGATTGCTGTTGGTGACGTGTTTACGATTGCTGATGTCTACGCTGTGAACCCACAAACCCGTGAATCCACAGGTTCGTTGTTCCAGTTTGTGGCTTTGGCTTCTTCAACTTCCACCACAACTGCTACTGTTACCGTAGCGGCCATGTACTCAGCAGCTCATGCTCTGGCTACCATGTTGACTTTGCCTGCTACTGCCAAAGCCGTTGTGTTTGTCGGTACAGCCAGCACTCAGTATCCCCAGAACTTGGTTTACCACAAAGATGCGATCACTTTTGCGACCGCCGACTTGTTGCTGCCCCAAGGTGTCGATATGGCTGCTCGCGCAGTTCATAACGGTATCAGCTTGCGCGTTGTTCGTCAGTACGACATCAACAACGACCGTATGCCTTGCCGTATCGACGTTCTGTATGGCTTCAGCACAATTCGTCCACAGATGGCTTGCCGCATCTGGGGTTGATCAGAAACTTTTTTAAAGGAAAATTATCATGGCATTACCTAATTCTGGCGGTGGATACCAAGTCGGTGACGGCAACCTGAACGAAATCGACTTGTATGCAACAGCGGCTCAACAGACCGCAACCGCAACTGCAACCCTGACCGCTGCACAAATTACGGGCAACTTGTTGGTGGGTAACCCCTCCACAACCGCTGCTACGTACACTTTGCCAACGGCAACCGCAATTGATGCGGTCATAACTAACGCAAAAATTGGCAGCACGTTCAATTTGACTGTTATTAACCTTGGCACTTCCACCGGCCTCATCACGATGGCTGTTGGAACTGGCATCACTGCGGTTGGCAACTTGGTTGTTGCTATTACTGGCAGCGCGGCAGGTGTTGGTGGCGCAGCGCAGTTCATGTTCCGCAAAACAGGCGACGCTGCATACACTTTGTATCGTATTGCTTAAACCTAAATAGGGGCTTCGGCCCTTATTTTTAAAGGAAAAAAATCATGCCAAATACTATTGCTGTAGGCGTCGCGTTTGAAGACGCGCAACTAAACGGCGCAATCATGGGCAAAACTGGTGGAACTGCGGGCTTCTACGGAACCACGCCAATTACACAAGCTGCGGCCATCACTGCGGTTAGCAACACTGCTACGGGAACTGAGTTGGCAACTGCCATCAATGCTCTTCGTACTGCGTTGAAAAACATCGGCATCACTGCCTAAACCAAACGGGGGCCTAAACAGCCCCCTCTTAAACTATGGCTGTTATTTACATGTCTCATGAAGTTCACGGTGCCAAGGTTGCTACTATGGAGCTTGAAGCCGTAGAAGATGAAAAAAATGGTTGGGTGCGATATACTTTGGACACGCCTGTTGAGGCGGCTCCACTGGAAGTCAAACGTCGTCGTACCCGACCAACAGAGGTGGTCGAACAAGGAGCATAAACATGGCCATCTACACTGCTGGCGATCAAATCAATAGAGCATTACGATTGCTTGGCGTGTTGGCCGAAGGTGAGACACCGGCTGCGTCCGTATCTCAAGATGCGCTGATGGCGTTGAATCAGATGATTGACTCATGGAATACTGAGCGTTTATCTGTCTTTAGCACCCAAGATCAAATATTTACTTGGCCTGCTGGTCAAATTACTCGCACCCTTGGCCCGTCGGGTAACTTTGTAGGCAACCGCCCAGTGTTGCTGGATGACGCTACCTACTACCGCGACGCAGGCACCAACGTGTCCTACGGCATCAAATTCATTAACCAACAGCAATACGACGGCATTGCTGTTAAAACCGTAACGTCAACTTATCCACAGGTCATTTTTGTCAACATGACCTACCCTGACGTTACGATGACCGTTTACCCGCAACCCACACGGGACTTGGAATGGCACTTTGTTTCGGTGGAAGAACTGACTCAGCCAGCCAATTTGGCGACAAATATTCTGTTCCCACCAGGCTATTTGCGAGCGTTTGTCTACAACTTGGCAATGGAATTTGCGCCTGAGTTTGGCGTTGAGCCAAGCCCCCAAGTCCAACGGATTGCAATGACTTCCAAGCGCAATCTCAAGCGCATCAACAATCCTGATGACATTATGTCTATGCCTTACGCTATCGTGTCATCCCGTCAACGCTTTAACATTTTTGCAGGAAACTACTAATATGGCCACCATCGCAATTTCATCTCTCCCCGTTGCAACTGCTGCCGCCGTTGCGGATGTCTTGCCAATCGTGCAATCGGGCACGACTAAACAAGTCACCAATGCGCTATTGTTTACCAATTCAACTTTGGTAACTCCCGTGCTTGGGACGCCACAAAGCGGCGCGTTGACCAACTGCACAGGATTACCTGTTGCAACTGGCATAAGTGGTTTGGGAACAGGTGTTGCCACATTCTTGGCAACACCAAGCAGCGCCAATTTGCGAACTGCTTTGACTGATGAAACCGGCACCGGCTCTGCTGTATTTGCAACAACGCCGACGCTAGTGACGCCGGTCATTGGTGCAGCTACAGGCACAAGTCTTGTGTTGAGCAGTTTTAACGCAGTAAGCGAGGCAGCACCAACGGTTGCAAGCGCAACAACAATTGCCCCAACAACGCCGGTTGCTTTTGTTTCGGGAACAACAGCTGTTGTGACTATCACGGCACCAAGTCCAATTTCTGCTGGTGGGGGTACGATTACATTGATTCCAACTGGCGTATTTACATGGACAACAGCAGGCAATATTGCTCTGGCTGGTACAGCAGTCGTTAGTAAGGCATTAACAATGACTTACGACGTTACGACAACCAAGTGGTATCCAAGTTACATTGCATGAAAACGCCAATTCTTGGGTCGGCCTACGTTGCTCGCAGTATCAACGCTGCGGACAACCGCATGGTCAACTTGTTTCCTGAAGTCATTCCCGAAGGCGGCAAAGAAGCAGGGTTTCTTAACCGCGCCCCAGGGCTTAATTTCTTGCAAACCGTAGGCACCGGCCCGATCCGCGCATTGTGGGCGCATCAAACCAACGGTAGCGACTTCTATGTCGTGTCTGGGGTTGAAGTCTACAAACTGACCGGTTTGACGGCCACACCTACGCTGCTTGGCACCGTGTCGGGCACCGGCCCCGTGTCTATCGCTGACAACGGCACTCAAATCTTCTTTGCTTGCAACGGCCCCAGTTACATCTATAACGAAGTCACCAACGTATTTGCACAAATCACAGACCCCGACTTTGCCGGTGCAGTGACGGTTGCATACCTTGATGGTTACTTTGTATTCAACCAGCCCGACAGCCAGATCATCTGGGTGTCGCAATTGCTGGATGGACAATCAGTCGATCCGCTGGACTTTGCAAGCGCCGAAGGCTCGCCCGACGGCGTGGTTGGTCTGATCTCCGATCACCGCGAACTGTGGGTGTTTGGTACTGATTCAGTTGAAGTCTGGTACGACAGTGGAGCTGCTGACTTCCCCTTGACCCGCATCCAAGGCGCTTTTAACGAGATCGGCTGCGTGTCGGCATTCACCATTGCCAAGATGGACAACGGCTTGTTTTGGCTGGGCACCGATGCCCGTGGCCAAGGCATCGTCTACCGCGCCAATGGCTACACCGGCGTTCGTATTTCCACCCACGCTATTGAGTACGCCATCGCTCAGTATGGCAACATCTCGGACGCTATCGCCTACACCTACCAGCAAGAAGGCCATGCTTTCTATGTGCTGAGTTTTCCAAGCGGCAACGCCACATGGGTCTACGACGTGTCTACACAAGCCTGGCATGAACGGGCAGGCTTTGACAACGGCGAGTTTATGCGGCACCGCAGCAATTGCCAGTGCAACTTTGGCGGCAACATTATTGTTGGCGACTTTGAAAACGGCAACATCTATAGGTTTGACTTGGACATCTACGCTGACAACGGCGGCGTCCAAAAGTGGCTGCGCTCATGGCGCGCGCTGCCGACTGGCCAAAATAACCTCAAACGCACAGCGCACCACAGCTTGCAATTGGATTGCGAAGCAGGCGTTGGGTTAAGCCTGTACCCTGCGTATGACAGCGAAAACATCGACACTGAGTCAGGGTTAGACCTTGTGGCCGAATATGTGCAGACGTTTTTGACCACTCAATCAGGCGTTACATTGACCACTGAAGCAGGGGATGGTTTTGAACCTTTAGGCCAATACGAGTTGTCAGATACCGACATTACTGGGTACAACTTAGTCACTAACTCATATCTTGCTGCACCAGGCTACGACCCTGCGGTCATGTTGCGCTGGTCAGATGACGGCGGTCACACTTGGTCGAATGAGCATTGGTCACCACTAGGCAAAATTGGTGCTTATGGCCAACGAACTTTCTGGCGTCGGTTGGGTATGACGCTTAAGCTGCGCGACCGTGTGTACGAACTTTCAGGCACTGACCCCAATAAGATAGCCATCATGGGGGCAGAACTAATTATAAGCCCGACCAATGCCTAACTATGGCAACCAATCCGAACGCCACCCAGATCACGCCCCCACGGGTAGCGATTATTGACGAACGCACTGGTGCGGTGTCAAGGGAGTGGTATCGGTGGTTTTACAGCCTGTACGACTTTGCTGGGGGCGGTACGGGCATTCTGCCGGTAACAAGCGGTGGCACAGGGTTAGACACCATACCAACCAACGGCCAATTGCTGATTGGTAACGGCACAGGGTATTCTTTAAATACTCTTGGTGTTGGTGCTGGCATTTCGGTCACCAATGGTGTCGGCACCATCACGTTGGCCAACACGGGTGTGCTGTCGTTCTCCGGTGGTACAACCGGCTTGACACCAGCAACAGCCACCACAGGCGCTGTCACCCTTGCAGGCATCTTGGCCATTGCCAATGGTGGCACAAACGGCTCTGCGGCCCCTACGGCGGGCGCTGTGGCCTACGGCACGGGTACGGCGTATGGTTTTACTGCCGCAGGCACTTCCGGCTATTTTCTTAAATCTCAGGGTGCTGGGATTCCAATTTGGAGCAATAGCATTGGCGGGTACATTGTTGATGGTTCTACGCCGTATCTGGATTGGGGTAACGGGTCAGCCGTAACTTTGGCTGCGGGTCGTATGTGGTACGACGGTTCTACAGGCGCTTGGAACTTGGGCATGGGTGGTGGCAACATTACCCAGCAAGTTGGCGAAGAAATATTAGTTTATGGCAAAGCGTCTGCTGCCATTACAGATTCACCCCTTCAAATTATTTACCATACAGGCGTTGTAGGAGCTAGCGGCGTTATTACCTTTGCCCCCACGATTATTGGCCTTACTGATAGTAATTCGATTGTTGGCGTAGCTACTGAATCTTTGGCTCTTAATGATTTTGGGCGAGCTACTGTTTTTGGGACAGTGCGAGGCATTACAACCAACGGCACTGCTTTTGGTGAAACTTGGGCAGATGACGACGCCATTTGGTACAACCCCGTAACTGGTAATCCTACCAAAGTTGAACCTGTTGCCCCTAACATTAAGATACAAGTTGGGTATGTAATTAAAGCAGGCGCGGGTGGGTCTGGGTCTTTTCACGTTGAGATCATCCGAGGCTCTACCCTTGGCGGTACAGACTCCAACGTGCAGTTTGGAACATTAGCCAATACTGACTTGATTCAGTACAGCACCTCATTAGGCTACTGGACAAACGTCACCCCAGCGTCAGTAATCAATGCTTCTGGCGGTGCGCCTGTCACCAAAACCGCCAACTTTACAGTAGCGGCCAGCGAAAACTGGCTGATCAACAACAAGACTGGCTCGACTTGTACGGTGACTTTGCCAACAGCTTCAAGCTGGACAGGTCGGGTTTTGAGGTTTCAGAACTACCAAGCGCAAGCGGTAGCGTCAGCGTCGTCAAACGTGGTGCCGCTGACCGGCGGTGCGGCGGCAACGTCTATCCTGTTGGCCAGCTCAGGTGACCAAACGACTTTGGTGTCTGACGGCACGAACTGGCTGGTGACACAATACGTACCTAACAACATTCTTCTTTTGGAATAATTGATGATCCACCACCATTTCAGCGCGGGTGTGTACGCCAAAGAAACCCGCATACCAGCAGGGTACGTCTTGGTGCAACACGCCCACAAGCATGACCACCTGTCCATCTTGGCCAGCGGGTCGGTTGAATTGCTTGTGGATGGGGTCAGATCGGTCGTTCATGCCCCTGCCTGCCTGACTATTGCCGCAGGTAAGCATCACGGCGTAAAATCGCTCACAGACGTGGTTTGGTACTGTATACACGCCACCGACTGCACAGATGAGAACGAAGTTGATGAAGTGCTGATTGTGCCCAGCAACGTAGAAGAAATGCAAGAACTGGCGTTAAGCCTGAAGGAGTAAATTATGCCTTGGTCATTCATCGTCCCCGCAGCGATCAGTTTAATCGGCGGCAAAATGCAAGGCGACGCGGCTAGATCAGCCGCAGATACCGCCGGTGCAGCTTCTGACCGCGCCGTTGCACTCCAACGTGAGCAGTATGAAAAGCAACTGGAACTGCAAAAACCTTATTACGAGGCAGGTACTAATGCGTTGGCTAAGATGCGGCAGCAATACAACGCAATGCCTGCCGCATTTACAGGTCAAGTTCAACTAAACCAAGACCCTGGCTACGCATTCCGATTGAAAGAAGGTCAGCAGGCGCTTGATCGTCAAGCTGCCGCCCGTGGTGGTTTGATCTCAGGCGGCGCTTTAAAGGCCGCGCAACGCTACGGCCAAGAGATGGGCAGCCAAGAATATGGGAATGCCTACAACCGAGCGTTGAACAAATACAACGCCAACGTAAGTCGTGAGTCTACAGGTTACAACCGTCTAGCCGCTATGTCAGGTATAGGCCAAACTTCTGCGGGGACGTTGGGCACCGCCGGTTCAAACATGGCAGGTAATGTAGGCAATGCTTACATGCAACAAGGTGTTAACCAAGGCAATGCGTTGTTGGCAGGATCACAAGCTAGAGCATCGTCTTACGGCGACATTGCCAAGCTGTATGGTCAGACTAACCCTAATTTTGGTAGCTTGTTTGGTGGGGGTGGTGGCGGTGGCGGGGCTGCCGGTTACAACATAAGTCCTGAACAATACAGCGGCTACTACACTTAATAAAAGGTCACATCATGGCACTTGATTTTGGAATACTTCAGCCCGCCAATATTGCGGGCAACATCATGGCTGGAAGACAAGAAGCGCAACGCAATCAGTTGGCGCAACAACAGTTGTCTATGGGTGGTTTGCAACAGCAAAAAGCTGAACTAGAACTTGGCGATTTCAGACGTCGTCAAGCTGGCTTGGATAGCTTCATACAAAAATCAAGAGCCGCAAAAAAATCTGGTTCAGAAGAAGACATGCTGAACAGCTACGAAGAATATGGCTTAGAGGTAGGCGATCCACAACACATCATGAACGCTCAAGAGTTGAGATTAGCGTTTAACGAACGCAAAGCGTATATGGGTGGTGGGCAACCACTACCGTCTATTGCAGCCGCGCCTGTGGCGATACCAACAACATCACAAACAGCAACAGGGGCGTCATCAATAGATGAAGCGATGAAGCTGGACTACGTAAAAAATGCGCCCGCAGGTGTTACATACGAAGATTTTGCGGCTAGCCAAAATGCGGGTGTAACAAAACCGGTAACAGCGAACGCGCCTTTTGTAGACGCAAGAAATCTTCTCGCCCCAGGCGTTGCATTGCCGCCCGCTGCGCCAGTAGCTAACCAATTAGCGCCAGCGCCTGCTGCTGCACCCGCTGAATCGGTCAACCAACTTGGTGCGCCTGCGGCCAGAAGTCCTGCTGACATACAAGCAAGAATTATTTATCTAAATCAATTTCCACGAGTTCCTGCTGCAAAAGCTGAGATTGCAATGCTCACCAAAGAATTGGAAGAATCCCGCAAACTGTATACCGTAGGTGGAAATTTAGTGACCGGCGCTGGTAGATCAATTTTTACCGCGCCTGAAAAAGTTACGCCAACCGATTTACGGAAAAATTTTGAGTTTGCAAAAACACCTGAAGGCGGCAATTACCAAGGTTCGTTTGCCGACTTTAAGGCTATCTCAACGCCTAAAACAACTATTACCATGAGCACCGAGAAAAAATACGGTGAGCAATTTGCTGGAAAATTGGCTGACCGCGATGATGCTAAATTGGGCGCGGCAGAAAAAGCGCCTGAACTAGCCGCAAGCGCAAATCGAATTATTGATTTGGTCAACCAAGGCAACATATTTACCGGCCCTGTCGCAGATATTAAGCTAAACATTGCGCGGGGCTTAAACGTATTAGGCGCAAGCAACGATGAAAAAATTGCCAATACTGAGTTGCTTATTGCCGCTACAGGTAAAAGCACTTTGGATGCAATTTCGGCGGCTAACTTGGGTACTGGGCAAGGCTTTACGGACAAAGATCTTAGATTCTTGCAAGGTATTGCTGGCGGCAAAATTGACTTTAAACCAGAAACACTTACAGAGTTGGCTAGACTTCAACATCTAGCTGCTACTCGCAGTGCAGAAGCATGGAACAAACGCGCCAAGCAGCTACCTAAATCGGCAACTGAAGGAACAGGTCTTTCTACCGAAGCAATTAAAGTGCCGCCGCTATCATCTGTTACAGGCACCGCGCTGCGTCCAGCGGGCGTGGGGCCCAATTGGACATTTGAAAAAGACGCTGCAGGTAATAAAGCATGGGTTAGCCCAGATCGTAAATCATTTAAAGAGGTCAACTAATGGGTTTTGATTTTGGCACCGCCGCACCAGTTGCATCTGGTGGATTTGATCTTAATACCGCGCAACCAATATCAAGTGGTGGCGGCGTACCTGGCCCTCGTCGATCATTTGCAGACGTGCCTGGCGAAGCGTTAGCTAACGTAGGCACAAGCGCCGCCAATTTTTACAAAGGTTTGGTGACCGCAATTACAAACCCTGTGCAAACAGCGACCGGCATATTAGATGTTGGTGCTGGCGCGTTGCAAAAATTGTTACCTAAAGATTTGGTTGATTTGGTCAACCAAATTGACACCAACCCTGAAGCATCTAAACGCGCCGTTGAGATGGCAAATGCTGTTGGCGGTATGTTTAAAGATCGTTATGGCAGTGTTGAAGCGTTAAAAAATACTTTGGCAACCGATCCCGTGGGCGCGGCGGCTGACCTATCCACATTGTTTACCGGCGGCGCGGCGGCAACGGCTCGCATAGCGCCCACAGCATCAAAAGTAATGGGTGTTGCGGCCAAGTACACAAACCCATTAACCCCCGTTACTGCAACGGCTAACTATGGATTGGCGTTAGGCGCAAAAGGCGCAGGCAATGTAATTGACGCAATGGCGGGTGAACGTGCAGCAGCACGTGCAGGCAATATTGTGCGTAATGCGTTGACTGAAGAAGGCAGAGCACCACAAAACTTAGCTACCGCGCAAAACGCGCTGGCCAACGCGCAACCAAGCATGACGGTGCGTCAGGCTTTAGCAGATGTAACATCGCCTCAAGTTCAGTATCTGGGCAAAACAGTTGAAGCCAAAACCGCACCTGGCCAAGCGTTGTCTGTTCAGCAAGCGCAAGAAACGGAACGCATGGCGCGGTTGCAAGCGGTTACGCCTGATTTGCAAGCCGCTGAAACAGCGCGGCGAAATGTGTCTAAGCCGTTTTATAACGCAGCCACATTACCCTTAACGCCAATTAACACTGCACCATTGACTCAACAACTCGATACGATTTTGGCCGCAAACCCAGGCAACGCCAAACTTGTGTCTGCGCTAAATCAAGTGAAAACAGGTTTAGAAGCTAGCAGTAGCGCGCAACAAGTGTCTTCGGTGTTAGATAACCTTAAAGATTTGATTTCTAGTAAGGACAATAAATTTATCGTTAGCAATTTGGTCGATGTCAAGAAAACAATTGAGCAAGCGTTGCCAGGGTATGAACGTGCCCAGCGAGTATTTGCCGCCGCATCGCCCCCAGTTAACCAAGCTAAAGTTTTGGGTGCCATGCAAGAAGTTCTTACGCAACCTCTTGGCGCTGGTGAACGCGCGCTGCCTTTTATGACTGCGTTAGGGCGCGGTGAAACTGCACTACTCAAAAAAGCAACTGGTGCAACAAGGTACGACGATTTAAGCCAAGTACTGTCACCACAACAAATGGGCGTGGTTAAAGGCATTGAGTCTGAATTAAAACGCAACGCTGAAGTCGTGCGCCAAACCCAAGCTGGCGCAGACGCCATGAAAATAATCATGGAAGCTAATCGATCCAAATTTCGTTTGCCTAGCTTTTTAGATGTCAAAGTAACGGTGACAAACGAAGTGCTGGACATATTAAAAGACAAGATGAGCGCAAACGTATTGAAAGAACTTGAAAAAGGTTTTGCGTCCGCCAAAGATTTTCAAACATTGCTAAAAAAAGTTCCTGCGTCGCAACGTCTTGATGTGCTTAGGGCGCTTGGCCAAGCAAACTTGAGCCCAACCAAATTGAACGTCATCACCCAAACGCAAAACGCTCTTGCGCCAACGCAAGAAAACCAAAACAATTTGAACCAATTTCCAAAAATTGAGGTTCGAGGCTTTGGGCCTGATTAACTATGACTGAACAAACTACCACCAAGTTGGCCGTACACGAAGCTGTTTGTGCTGAACGTTACGCGGCCATTGAGAAATCATTCATCGACGGCGACAAGCGCATGACGCGGATTGAATACCTGATCTACGTCGTCATTGTTGCGGTGCTGTTCGGCCCAGGCTTTGCCGGTGAGTTGGTCAAAAAGATATTGGGGCTGTAAATTGAACCTATCACACTGGCACTGGCTGCAATTGCTGGAATTAAGCAAGGTGTGGCTTTGTACAAAGATGCCAAAGCTGCGGGTACAGACCTCTACAAGATAACCAAAGAGATCTCTGGGTTCATTGGCCAATTCTTCGACTCGCACGAAGAAATTAAAAAAGAAGTCAAGCGCCAAGAGCTTGACCCTCCCAAAACCAAGTCAATGAAAGCACAGGCGCTGGAAAATGTGTTTCACCAAATTGAATTAGAACGGCAGTCGGTAGAATTGCGTGAGTTTTTGATCTACCACACAGACCCTGCGTTGGGTGCCGTCTGGTCAAGGTTTGAGGAAGAGTACAAGAAACTGAACGAGGAAAACGAAAAGCAGATTGAACTGGAACGTCAAGCGGAGTTACAACTCAAATGGCAACGCAAAAGAACAATAAGCAACCTACAAGACAAGGCGCTAATAATCGCAGCAGTTCTGACAGTTACTATATACCTCCACCTGATGCTGTGGTCGATAAAACAAATGAACATGGACAAGTAGTTTTTTTAATTTGTTTAATTGTGATAATGTTAATTTTGCCGTTGTTCTTGTACCTGATGGCGTCAATGTATTTTGATATGCTTGTTGTGCAAGAAGAAAACAAACGACAGCAGGCAATTGTTCGTCGCCTTATTATTCAACTGGAGGAAAGAAAATGATCCCAATAGTCGCATCCCTACTTGGTAGCCTTGCCCAGAACGGGCTAGGACTGCTCTCCAGCGCCATCCAAGCCAAAGGCAAGGAAGTGGTCGAAAAGACGCTAGGTGTGAAGATACCTGACAACCCCACGCCAGAAGATGTCAGCAAGCTGCGCCAGTTGCAGTTTGACCACGAGGAGCGCCTGTTGGAGTTGGGCATAGAGAAGGCCAAGATGGAACTGGCCGAGCTTGACCTGTTGGCCAAGGCCGCGCAGAACGACGCTGACAACATCACAGACCGCTGGGAAGCAGATATGAGCAGTGACTCTTGGCTGTCCAAGAATATCCGCCCCATGAGCCTTATAGCCATCTTCTTGGGTTACTTCCTGTTTGCCATGATGTCTGCCTATGGTCTAAACGCAAATGAGTCCTACGTTACGCTGCTGGGCAACTGGGGGATGCTGATCATGGGCGCTTACTTTGGTGGTCGCACAGTTGAGAAGCTGGCAGAAATGAGGAAAAAATGAGCTTAAGCACTGAACAAGCCGCATTTTTGTTGGATGCCTGCAAACTGATCCAGTACGCCACTGAGCAGGGTTTTGTCGTGACCGCAGGTGAGTTGGCCAGAACGCCAGAGCAGCAAGCCATCTACTTCAAGACCGGCAGATCCAAGACCATGAACAGCATCCACCTTAAACGCTGCGCCATTGATCTGAACTTCTTCAAAGACGGCAAGATTGTCTGGAGAAAGGCGATCATTGAACCGCTGGGCATTTACTGGGAATCGTTGCACCCCAAGAACCGCTGGGGCGGGTACTTCAGTAACCTGGTGGACTGCCCGCACTTTGAGCGCAATGTCTAGTCAGCGAAGAAATACAGAAACGCAATGATGCCACCGACGCCAATGATAGCGCCGATGAACAACACAAATATGGTAGCAATCATGTCTTTTCCTTGATGTCGTAGAACCAATCATCGCCTGCTGACCACTTGCGTGTGCCGTCTACCGTCCACAGTCTTTGAGCCGCTTGGAAGTCGGGAAACTTTGTCTCAGCAGGAATCAGGCTCTGGTCATACCACAGGCACCTGTTGTTGGGCTGACAAGCAAACTGGCCGTTGTCCAACTGAATCCAGTTAAAGGACTTATGCTCTTCGGCCTGTTCAGTAAAGCCAGTGTCCAGCGTTAACTCATCAGCGCAGAAGTCCACGGTGAACAGGTAGCGGCCAAAGTGCCACTGCTTATCCTTACCCAAGAACTTCACGCCCAAGTTGCGTAGGCCGATCTTCTCAATGATGGTGAAACGGTAGCCCATGCAGTCCCACAGTTGCAAGGTGTCAATGGGCAGGTCACTGGCGTCTTGCTTCCATACATAGGCGTGGATGGGCAGCTTGTCATACAACGCACCATACGCTGGCAGTAGCGACTCAATGCGAAACACTTGACCACGCAACGCTTTGAGGCTCACCCAGATAGCTGGCTCCAACTCACCGTGACCTTTGTGGTCGTTGTAGAGAAACTCACGCTTGACAAAACATTTAACTGGCGGCAGCGATGCCACGATATAGCTCATTTGATCAACTCCCTGTATGCCTTGATGGCGTCTTTCACATCGTTCTGCAACTGCTGTATCAGGTCGTGCTGCTCTTGCATCTTTTGGTATGCTTCGGCAGCAAACTTAATTAAGTTCTCACGTTCCCAAGTTTCAAACGCTGGCATCGCGCTTCTCCTTAATACTTTGCGACAACACTTGGCGCAGCCACTTGGCCCCGCCCAGACGGTTCCATTCGGCAAGATGCGCCGGAATTAACCGTACACCGATGTTCTTGGCCACGCTAGTCAATTCACTTTTTGGTCTTGGCATGGGTGCTTCTCCGCTGTTGTTCTGGTTAAGAAAATCAAATTGCATTGTGTGCAACGCCAAACAAGTCCTTGCTCCACGATAGTGCTGCGCTCACCGTGTTGGCCCCGCAGTTTTCCTACGAATGTTCTGATTGTTTCAATCATGTGTAATCTCCTTCTGTCGTGTGCTCAAGTAGCCGTTGTTCAAGGCGCTTGATCCGTCGTTCGTTGTACTGAACAATGGACACTGCGTACTCAACCGCCGACTCAGCCTCCAGCTTCTTCACGTGCGACTCTCTGAGTTCCTTGGCAATAATCTCTCTGATGGTTTTAATTCGGGTGATGTCCCGAATGAACTTGCTTGTTGTTTCACGCCATGTCATGGTTGCCTCGCTTCGTGTAAAAGTTCAATACGTTCGCGCGACGCTCTCAGCGTGGTATAGCGTTGGTGCAACCGCTCCAACACCACCACACGCTTGGCATTCGCCCGCTCATGGGTCAGCATCTCCAACACCTTGTCTTCGTCAAAGGTCTTGAGTTCTTCATTTAATTTTCGCCAAGTGAGTTGCAACTTTGTCCTCCAGTTTTTTAACTAACGTCATGCTCTTGCTCAACTTGCGCCAGGCGGCGTTAAAGTCTCGCTGGTAAATTTTCTGTATAGACTTCTCAGCTTTTAACTGCGTCTTCCAGTTGTTCAAACGTACACTCATTTCAGTTCCTCCATTGCAATATCCGACACCGCGCGCTTGTCGTGTAGCGCACCCCAAATTTTTTCATCTATAGTTTTGTTGGTCAGCATGACGTAGCACCACACGTCGTGCTTTTGACCGGAACGGTGCAACCGTCCAATGGTCTGCTCGTACAGTTCCAACGACCAAGGCAGGGACAGGAAAATGATTTTGCAGCCCCCAAATTGAAGGTTGAGTCCGTGACCCGCTGACTTTGGATGCACCAGTAGGAGTTCGATCTTGCCTTCGTTCCAGCGTTGAATGGCTTCTTTGTCGTCAAGGGTTTGGGCGTGGGGATAGCGACGCTTGAGTTCTGCCAACTCCTCTTGATACGTGTAAGCAATGATCGTATTTGCTCTTTGATTTTCATCTAGCAGCTCCTCAAGCCGGTCAAATTTATGGGGGCTGAACCACACTGGCGTTTGGGTGACGATGAACTTCCCAGGCACGTCAGAAGCCGTCTTGCGTGTGTCGTACACAAACCCGCTGGCCATCTGTTGCAACTTGCCGGTGACCACGCCCGCATTGATGGCCGTGACGTCCAGCGCTTGAAAGTCGGCCTTCATCTTCTCGTAGGGCTTGCGGTCGTCCAGATCGCACCGCACTTCGACCACATGAAGCGGTGGCAGCTTGTCGGCGTAATCGCCAGCTTCCAACACATAGGTGGCCGGTTTGAGGCGCGCCATGACACCGGCCAGCGCGCCAACACGTGGTGCCCACTCGCCAAACTCTTTGTTGATCAACACAAAATACTGCTGCATGAACGCGCCTTTGGATCGGCCAAGCAAACTCTGGTCAACGATCTTGCACTGGCCAAACACATCTTCCAAGCCGTTGCTGGTGAATGAGCCGGTCAAGCCCCAGCGAATGGTCATGGGCTCCAGCACCTTGAGCAACGCCTTGAAACGTGTGCCGGACGGGTTCTTCAAGCGTGTCAGCTCGTCAAACACAATGCCGTCAAAGTCCAGCGCCTGCTCGGCCAGCCATTGGATGTTGTCGTAGTTGCTGACCACGATCTGCGCCTTGGAGCGCAGTGCTGCGGTGCGTTCCTTGGGTGTGCCCACTGCCACGGCCAGCGGCACGTCAGGTGCCCACTTGGGTTGCTCGATTGGCCACACGTCGGTACAGACGCGCTTAGGTGCCAGAACGAGGAACCGCTTGGCCACACCGTTGGCCAGCATGTCTTGCATGGCCGTCAGCGTGATGGCTGTCTTGCCAGCGCCAACAGGTGCCAAGATCATGGCTCGGTCGCGCTCGTAGAGGAAGTCAGCCGCCTCGTCTTGGTATGGTCTAAGTTTCATCTTTTTTAGCCTTAACGTACCTGATGCGGGGATCAGAATTAATTCGGCGCGTTCCTTCCATCATTCCTAAGTAATAGACACGTTTAACAAACACCTTTAGCGCGATCAAGTCCAACTTGCCTGTTGCTAAAAATTCTTCTACAACTTTGTCAACTATGGGGTCGCCAGTAGCGCCCGCCATAAAATCGTTAGCTACAGACTCAAGCTCCGATCTGGTGATCAAATGGTTAGCTACGCGGTTCAACGAAAACGCTACTTTTTTCTGTTTAAACTGACCTTTCATTGAGCCACCCATCAATTTGTTCTATCGTCCATAAACATGCGTAGTTCTGTTTCAGCAGCGTCATGTCCGACATGAACATCTTCTGCAACGCTGACAGCCTGCCGCCCTTGGTCTTCAACTCCACAAACCATGTGCTGCCGTCGGGCAAACACGCAATTCGATCTGCTACACCTTTGCGCCCAGGTGACGTGAACTTGTACGTCTTGCCGCCAATGCGCTCAACTGCCCAGACAAAATGATTTTCAACTATTTTTTCTTTCATGTCAAAAAGTTTAGCACAGTTTTATTTTTCGTGCTATAGTTCAGTCTCATTCAATTACAGGAGAGTTCAGTGGATCACAGTAAGATAGTCGGCGGCTCAACCGCCAAGCGCGTAATGAACTGCCCAGGCTCTGTAGCCTTGGTGCAGAAGATGCCGCCTCAGCCTAGTAGCAAGTACGCCGACGAAGGTACGCTGTTGCACAACGTCATTGCTGAAATAGTGATGTCAGACAAACACCCTGAATCATTCCTTGGCACCACTTACAACGACCAAGTGCTGACGCTAGACTTAATAGACAACAAACTGGTGCCCGCCCTTGCGGCGCTTGACGTAATCGACCCTAACAAGGAGATGGAATATGAAGCTGAAACGCGTGTTGGCTTTGGCGATTTGTTGCCTGGTGTTTTTGGTAGTAGCGATCTTATCGGTCGTATCGGCAAGCGTGCTGTCATATTGGATTGGAAGTTCGGTGACGGCGTGGCTGTTGAGGTAGAGGAGAATTCTCAACTGATGTTCTACGCCGCTGCCGCCATGCGTACCGAAGAATCCAAGTGGGCGTTTGAAGGTGCCACTGAAATTGAGATGGTGATCGTCCAGCCGCCACAGGTCAAGCGTTGGGTGACCACACCAGCGCGCATTGTTCAGTTTGAGAAAGACTTGGTCAAGGCCGTCAAGCTGGCGCAGCAACCGAATGCTGAACTCAAGATCGGTGACCATTGCCGTTGGTGCGCGGCCAAGCCCATCTGCCCGCAGATGACCGGTGCTGTTGACCGTGCGCTGAAGACGCAAGTCGAAGCGATTGACGTGCAGGCGCTGGGCTCGTACTTGGCCAACGCTGATATGCTGGAAGATTGGATCAAAGATCTTCGTGCGCTGGCGCACCAAATCCTTGACAGCGGTGCACCGGTGCCTGGGTATAAACTGGTGGCCAAGCGTGGTACACGTCAGTGGGTGGATGAAGGTAAGGCTGCATTAGCTTTGGCCGGAATGGATATCTTTCCGCATAAAACAGAGATCATTTCTCCAGCGCAAGCGGAGAAGGAACTCAAAAAGAGCAAGAAGACATTGCCCGACGATCTTGTCGTGTCAGTGTCTTCAGGCACAACATTGGCAAGCGCGGATGACCCGCGCCCAGCAGTGTTGCAAATCGGGAAGCAGTTGACTGCTGCCCTTTCTAAACTTCAATAAAGGAAAATCATGTCCAATTTAGTAGCTTTCTCTCAAGCTGGCCTGCCAGCAGTTTCCACCCTGTCATCCGCACTGCGGGCGATCCAATCCGATGTTGGCCCAGCCGGTACAGCTATCCTCAAAATGGATAAAACTGGCCACTGGGTCTTCGGTGCCGATCAGACCGAAGTCGAAGACGACAGCAAGTGGGCGATCAATCCCTTCTCCTTTGTCCACGGCTTTATCGCTTGGGGTGATGGTGAGGTGTTGGCCGAGAAGATGGCGAGCGTCAGCCAGCCGTTGCCCGAACTCGACGAAGCGCCCCCAGGTGCCAAGAAGGGTTGGGAGACTCAGGTCGGCCTGAGCTTGAAGTGCATCAGCGGCGAAGACAAGGGAATGGAAGCGCGTTACACCACCACGTCAGTCGGCGGTAAGAAAGCGGTTCAGTCCATCGCTGTTGCGTTGGCCGAGCAGGTCGATAAGGATCAAGCCAAGCCAGTGGCCATTGTGCGTCTGCGTAAAGACCACTACGCCCACAAGTCCTACGGCAAGATTTACACACCTGTGTTTGAGGTGATCGAGTGGGTCAGCATGGACGGTGAGCCTGAGCCTGCAAAGGTTGAGGAAGCCGCACCAGCGCTAGCAGGTCGTCGTCGCCGGTCTGCCTAAGCGGTTTTTCTGATGCCGCGTGACAGGCGGCATTGGAAAGGAGACACTTATGAAACATGTTATTGAAGCCGCCGTGCAAGTTATTGCTGGGACAGTTTTAATTTTTTTATCTAACTTGCTTTTATTTCCCTTGATTGGTATTGAAGCCACTGTACAAGCAAATGCTATCTTAGTCTTGGTGAATACGGTCGTGGCTTTTATAAAGTCATATGTGGTGCGGTTTGCTTTTAGGAGATACGAATGAAACCTAAATTTCATATATCATTTTCAGGTGGTCGCACAAGCGCGTACATGACCAAACTGTTGCTTGACAACTGGTCGGATCAATATGAGTTCATTGTGACCTTTGCTAACACGGGCCTTGAACACCCTAAGACGCTTGACTTCATACGCAACTGCGACGCGCATTTTGGTTTCAACACGGTTTGGCTTGAAGCAGTTGTACACCATGACAAACGATCAGCGCCATCACATAAGATAGTTGATTACGCCAGTGCAGCCCGCAATGGTGATCCGTTTGAAGAAGTCATTAAAAAATACGGCATTCCTAATTCAGCTTTTCCAGGTTGCACACGCGACTTGAAACTGTCGCCGATCAAAAGTTATTTGAAATCGTTGGGTATCAATGAGCACGAAATACCAACAGCTATTGGTATTCGCACAGACGAGACGCGGCGTGTTAACCCAAAAACAGCCGCTGCGCGTACGTTGGTTTATCCATTGATCCACAACTGGCCAAGCGATAAGCAAGACGTGCTTGACTGGTGGGAAGATCAAGACTTTGATCTTGGTATCGACGAGTTTGAAGGCAACTGCCTTGGGTGCTGGAAGAAGTCACTAAAGAAGCATTTCATGCAAATAGAGCGCGACCCTTTGGTGTATAACTTTCACCGCCGTATGGAAGCAGAGCATGAATTTACTGGCCCTCAAGAAGGCCACCGCCATTTCTTTCGTGGCGACGTCAGCACCATTCGTTTGTTTGAGATGTACGAAGAAAACAAAGGCGCGTCAGTCCGTGTACCAGCATCGGCGTATGAAGACGGTAGCTGTTCTGAATCTTGTGAATTATTTGAAACTATATTAAATGACACTCTGGCTTGATTTTGAGACCCGTAGCGCCTGCAACCTAATGGTTGCGGGCGTCTACAACTACGCGCAAGACCCCAGCACCGAAGTGCTGTGCATGTCCTACGCTTTTGATGACGATGATGTGGTGACGTGGTTGCCTAGCCAACCCTTTCCTGAGAAAGTAAAAGCGTACAAAGGCCAAATTTATGCCCACAACGCGGCGTTTGAACGCTTGCACTTTTGGTATGTCTTGCAGATCAACTTCAAGCTGGAGCAGTTCTACTGCACCGCAACACAAGCCCGCGCCAACTGTGCGCCTGGCTCGCTTGAGGACGTTGGCCGGTTTGCTGGCGCGTCCATGAAGAAGAGCCACCGAGGCGCGCAGTTGATCCGCTTGCTGTCGATCCCACAGGCCGACGGCACCTTCAGGCAAGACCCTGCGCTCATGGCCGAAATGATTGAGTATTGCGAGCAGGACGTTAAGGCCATGCGTTCAATCAGCAAAGCCCTGCGCCCGTTGTCCATAGAAGAGGTTAAGGACTACCACGTCAACGAGCGGATCAACGACCGTGGCGTGTTGGTGGACGTGCCGCTGTGCCAAGCCGCAATCAAGTTTGCCAGCGATGAGTTGGTCGAGATTGAGCAGATCGTGGCCGAGGTGACCGAAGGTGAGATCACCAGCGTCAGGTCGCCTAAGATGCGTCAGTGGGTGATCGACCGCGTGGGGCCGCAGGCTTTGAAGCTGATGGAAACCTATAAAGACGGCGAGAAAAAATATTCGATTGACAAGACTGTGCGAGCTAACCTGCTCGCAATGGAGAACCCAGATGAGATACCGCCCGCTGTTGCCGAGGTCATCCAATGCGCGGATGATTTATGGGCCTCTTCGGTTGCGAAGTTCAGCCGCCTTGCATCTCTTGCAGATGCCGAGGACAACCGAGTCCGAGGGGCTTTCGTGTTTGCTGGAGGATCTGCGACAGGTCGAGCTTCAAGCTACGGAGCCCAAGTTCACAATTTCACTCGCAAGTGCGCCAAATCGCCCGAGGACGTTAGAACTGCAATGGTCAGAGGCCATTCAATTGTTCCTCAGTTTGGCAAGCGCGTTACAGATGTCCTCAAAGGAATGCTCCGGCCCGCACTGATACCGGCTAAGGGAAAGTCCCTAGTCGTGGCCGATTGGGCATCCATCGAAGCCCGTGCGACACCCTGGCTGTCCAACTGCCCAGCAGGCGAGCGCAAGCTGGCCATCTTTGCCCAAGGCGAGGACGTGTACAAAGTCAACGCCTCGGCCACCTTTGGCGTGACGGTTGATCAGGTCACCGGCGAGCAGCGCCAGATCGGCAAGGTTCAAGAGTTGGCCTGCGGCTTTGCCGGTGGCATTGGTGCCTTTGCGGCTATGGGCCGCGCCTACGGTGTGCACCTGCCCGAGTCAGATGCCAAGCGCATGGTTGACGCATGGCGTAGGGCAAACCCGTGGTCGGTGCCTTACTGGCAAGACTTGGAAGAAGCCTACACCCGCGCCATGCGAAACAAAGGCCATGAGTTCAGCGTGGGGCGGGTTACCTACCTATTCGATGGTCAGCATCTCTGGTACGCTTTGCCCTCCGGTCGAGTCTTGTGCTACCCGTTTGCCAAGTTGGAAACCGATGGTGTAACCTACGCCAAGGCCGCTTGGAAACCGGCAGCAGACGCGACTGAGTGGCCACGCGCAAGGCTTTGGAAAGGGTTGGCGTGTGAGAATATCACCCAAGCCACCGCCAACGATTTGTTGCGGCATTCATGCCGGGTATTGGACGCAGAAGGATTTGAAATTATCCTTACCGTACATGATGAAATAGTGCTAGAATGTCCGATAGATGATGTGGAGAAAACTATGCGCCGTCTTGAAGAAATAATGTGTACTCCTCCAGCTTGGGCGCAGGGCCTTCCTCTTGGTGTTGAATGCGCGGCTATGGCGAGGTATGGGAAGTGATTTGGATTGATATCCCTGGCTGGGGTGACCGCTATCAGATAAGCGAATTTGGCCACGTACGCTCAAAAGATATGACTGTTGGTGCGCGGAACGGTGCCACAGCGATTCGCAAAGGCCGTGAGTTAGCGCCAGTACGCAAAAACAATGGTTATCTATGCGTCACTCTTACCGACGGTACTAACCGCCCTCAAATTAGTGTTCATCGCTTGGTGGCCCGCGCGTTTATTGGTGAATGCCCTTTAGGGTTGCACGTATTGCATTGCGATGGCGACAAAACAAACAACCATCACAGCAATCTGCGGTATGGGACACCAGCAGATAACATAGCCGATACCTTGCGCCATGGTCGTCGTTTAGTAGGCGCTTCGCACCCGATGTCTAAATTAGACGACGATGCAGTAACTCACATAAGAAGCAGCAACCGAGATGGGGCTGCTCTTGCCCGTATGTACGGCGTCTCGCGCGCGCACATATCTGTCATTCGTAACCGCCGCGCGTGGAAACACGTTTAGCAAATAAAAAAAGCCCGCTTGCAGGCGGGCTTTAACGGGAGCACTAACTTGGAATTCTTGGAATTTATCACAAAACTCGCCCCAAGCGGCGAGACAGCACTAATTGTCCGACAAAAACCACAATTAAAAGACGGCCAGATTCAACTTCACGCCGACGGCGCAGTCAAATGCACTTGGCCAGCGTACTTACCTGATGCAATTCGGATTAAGCCTGGCCAAGCCTTTTACGGTAACACCGCCAGCTTCGTCGTTGACCGCTTCACCGATGGCCGCGTGTCTGCTCGCGCAGACAATTGCGAGTACATCCTTGTCATGATGCTGGACGACATCGGCACCAAGTCCAAAGTCCCGCCCATCGCCCCGACGTGGATCATGGAGACATCCGAAGGGTCGTTCCAGTGGGGCTACGCCTTCAGCGATCAGCCGACCAAAGCCGAGTTCAGCGCAGCCATTCGCGCTATCGCCGATGCGGGTTACACCGACCCTGGTGCCTGCAACCCCGTTCGCAACTTCAGGCTCCCAGGCTCTGTTAACTTGAAGCCCGAGCGCAACCTGTTTGCGTCGCGCTTGGTCGAGTTCCACCCCGACCGTGAGTTCACGCTACCTGAGATTTGCGCCGCTTTGGGCGTGGTGCCAGTCGAGGCCGACTCGCTGACCCTGCGCCCGATCCGCTTGTCGGACGACGGTGCCGACGACGTGATGGCGTGGCTGTCCGAGCAGGGTCTGCTGCTGTCCCGACCCAACGGCGAAGGCTGGGCAGGCGTGATCTGCCCCAACGGTGCCGAGCATACCGACGGTAACCCCGAAGGCCGGTACATGCCCGCCAACCGTGCATACTGCTGCCTGCATTCGCACTGCGTGGACTTCGATTCCCGCATGTTCCTGCAATGGGTGGCCGACAATGACGGCCCCAGCCACACGCCTGGCCTTCGTGAGGAACTGCTGGCGCAGGCGATGGACTCGGCGCTGTCCAAGCTCACCCCAACTGTCCAGTATCCCAACGAAGCCGCGCGGGTGATCGCCGAGGTCGAGCGCAAAGAGCTTGGCCGCATTGAAAAGAATGACTGGTTTGAGCGGTTCGCGTACATACAAGTAGATGATGCGTTCTTCGACATGCAAGACCGCCGCGAAATCAGCCGATACACTTTCAACGCCCTGTTCCGTCACATAGATTGCAAGTCAGTCCACAACACCAAGCGCCGCATTGAAGCCAGCACGTCGTTTGATGAGCTACGCCAAGCCAAGGGAGCCAAGGCGCTGGTTGGCGTCACCTACGCCGCCGGTGAATCCATTCTGGTCGCCCGCGAAGGCATGGTCTACGGCAACCGCTGGCGCAACGCCCGCCCCAAGCCCGCGCCTGGTGACGTCAGCCCGTGGCTGGCGCACGTCGAGCGCATGGTGCCCGAAAAGTTTGAGCGCGAGCACCTACTGAACGCCCTGGCGCACAAGGTGCAATTCCCCACACATAAGATCAACCACGCCGTCCTGATGGGCGGCAACCACGGCAGCGGCAAAGATACTCTCTTCGCCCCGTTCTTCTGGGCTATCGGCGGCAACGCCAAGGCCAATTGCTCATTGGTCAAAAACGAAGATTTGAATTCGCAGTGGGGTTACGCGCTCGAATGCGAAGTGATGGAGATCGCCGAGCTACGCCAAGCCGAGGCCAAAGACCGCCGCGCCCTTGAGAATACCCTCAAGCCCATCATTGCCGCGCCCCCCGAGTACCTGATGGTCAACCGCAAAGGCTTGCACCCCTACTACGCCCTGAACCGCGTGTTCGTGATCGCATTCTCCAATGAGCGCGTGGCCATCTCGCTGCCCTCAGAGGATCGCCGGTGGTTTGTCATATGGTGCGCCGCCGAAAAGTTACCCGAGACGCAGGCCGTGGCCTTGTGGAACTGGTACCAGCACCGCGCGGGCTTTGAGGCCGTCGCCCATTACCTTCACACCCGTGACGTGTCAGCCTGGAACCCGACCGCGCCGCCCCCAATGACCGAGGCCAAGGCCATCATGGTCGAGCACGGCATGTCAACCGCCGAGTCGTTTTTGGTTGACCAGATGCGCCGCCGTGTCGGTGAATTCTCGCGTGGGGTCATCGCGTCCCCCTTCCACGCCCTGTGCGACCGCCTGCAAGGGTACGCCCCCAGCGGGGTCAAAATCGTACAGGCCGCGTTATTGCATGCGTTGAAGGAGGCTAACTGGATCGACCAAGGCCGCGTCGCGTCGCGCACATATACCACGAAAAAGCATATTTACTGCGCCCCCGAGCATATGCGCGCCAGCAAATCCGACCTGCGCGACATGGTCGAAGGGTAAAAAAAAGCCCGCACGAGGCGGGCTGTAAGGGTTTGGCAACTGCTTAGAGACCAAGCAGAACGGCAAGTATAGCGGCAATCAAGGCCGCGCATATCACCGCCATACATCCACCAAAGCGGCGGCGTCGTAAGCCGGTGCCGGTGCGGCAACAGTAAACAGACCCGCCCCCCGCTTGACGCGCCCCCATGCGTCTTTGCGGTTTTGGTTGACCAGTTCGCCCCGTTTGACCGCGCCGTAAACTTGGTGCCGCGTGAACCCTTCGGCCTCAATTTCGGCCATGGTGCGCGGTATACCGCAAAAGTCAGCTAGGATCATAGAGTGCCTCGCTTTCGATCTGGTCAATTATTTTGACCGGCAGCAAACCCTGCACATCCACCGCGCCCAGATAGGCATTGACCAGTGTTGCGCGGGGCGGCTCGGTTTCATCGCCCCAATCGATCTCCAGATAGCATGTCAGTTCATCGCCGTTCGGGTGATCGAATATAAATTCTGTTTCACCGATACCTGGGGCCGGTCGCATGTTTTCAATGCGCAGCGTGTCCAATTCATCGCGTATTTCATCGCGCTGATCGGTCAGCGCCCCCATGTCATCGCGTAGCGTTTCATTCTCGGCCACTGATTCACCCAGCGCGCGCTGTAGTTCGTCGATCCGCGCCAATAGGTCAGCGCGGCCAGTGTCACCCGCAGCATATGCGGCCCGTTCTAATTCGTCGATCATGTCATCTCCCAAAAATAAAAAATAAAGGGTAAGGCAATGCATACTGCAAAACCCAACGCGTCAAAAAATTCTCGTGTTGTCATAAGACCCCCAAAAAGTGATTGTCGTCATCGAAAACGGCCACATAGAAGCCGCGCGGGCTCCCGTGTACTTGATAGCTCCACGCGTCGCGGTCTTGCATGGTTAAGTGATCGGCCAGCGCCTGAGCAGCGGCCTTGTGTGTGTAGTAGGTCATTGTGTGGCCTCCCTAGCCAGCGCTTCGCGCGCGCGGTCCATTGCATACGCTAGGTTTTCGATTCTGGCCGTATCCGGTAAATCAGGCGCTGCCTGGTCCACGTAGAAAATAAGCGCTTCGAGCGCTTTGCGTAGGGTTTCGGGTTTATCGATCATATATTGCAGCACCCGCAGCATGGCGCGTGGCCGTGTCATATTGGATCTGATCCCCTGGCCGGATCGGCGCGCCGGTGCGCGCGCACGTGCCCTTAAATTCAACACCGGCCGCGAATA